ATAGTAATATTTGTTTGCGATCGGAAGCAAAGTGGTATCTGATAACGTAGTCGAATCTTTGCCAGATAATCCTCTGACATCGGTAAAAACATCACTAAGCGTGCTCCATGCGCTAGGCATTTAAATATTCCTTTCTAACATGATTAAATTTGTATCCATAGGTATCAGTTCCTCTATGGCATTCTTCACACAATGTCCTACCATTGTTTATGTCCCACAATTCTTTATTATTTAATGCTTTGAATAAACTATCTATTTTATACTTGAATAATAAAATACTGAATGGAACAGGAAAATGGTCTGCACATAATCTACCTCCACGTCTACCACATATTTGACAGGTATAATTATCTCTTTTTAATACATCACAAATCCATCTTTTATAATTACTATTTCTCCTAATTCTATATGCCAAACCAATCTCTGTGCCAGGAACAGTTCTTTTTTTGATGGATATCTTAATCCTGCTTTCTATAGAAAGATGTTTACCATAAAGAGGATGACCATTTTCCTTAATATACCTCTTTTGCCTCTGAGATAAATACTCTATGTGTTCGGGACTTCCTCTTTTCATACGTCCATGAGACCACCCATGATCCTTTATATAATTACCACGAATATTTTTACAATTTACGCACCCAACACTATATTCAGAATGTAAATTACAGGTACTCTTTCTGACCGCAACCATTCTTCTCCCTTTATATGACAAATCCCTACATTTTAAACTACAATATTTAGCAGTTTTGTGCCTTTCACCAAAAACCTTAAACCTATTGCCACATTTCAAACATTTTAATATCGCACTCATTTTATATTATTATATCACAACGCCATTATTAAATCAACAATTAGTTAAAACTTTTTCTTTTAGGAATAAAAAGATTGTTATAAGTAACAGAATCTTCTAATGGTATATCTAGTAAGTTCCAACATGCTAATGCCAGTGCGTTTACGGCATCATCCTGTCTAGAAGATCCATACTTTACATTACCAGAATCTGTTATATGGTATGTAAATGATTTAAGTTCATTTACCAATGATGGTATTCTTGGAAATCTTATTTGACCTCTCTCCATAAGTAAAACCAATTTATCTATTAATAACATTTTAGTGCGGTTAGTATATACAAATTCGGTATCTACATTTACACCGATCTCGGCAAGATTTTCAACAAAAATATCACCTGCATTTCCTGTCGCGTCAAGTATTATTTCGGCATCATTGTATCTAATAGAAGATTCCTTTATCTTCTCTCTCATCAAATCCCACGAGACATTATTAACCCTCCAAAAACCAACTAATCTATGCGTCATCTTGTCTATAATGCAAATAACTGTAAAATCCTCCATCTTAGCTATATCAACACCAATTGAGTAAAGATGTGTTGAAACAGGATTTTCAAACCATTCATTTGGATCCGGCACTTGAATATTCTCATCTATACAGGGTTCAATATGTTTAAACATTTGACCAGCACCTTCACGAAAAGCACCAAGATATTCTGAGATCCAACGATCTCTTGGTAGTGATTTTTTAAGCGCTTGTAGTTCTTCTACTCTAGCAGCATAAGGATTATTAGTCCCAATTATATTTCCCGCATCATCTTCTACGGCTGTAGGAAAACTAAATGAAATATATTCTGGATTTTCCAGTCTTCCCTCTGGAGTTCCGCGTAAATACATTCTATAAAACCAGTTAAATCCAAATGGGTTTGAAATTATAAGAGCTCTGCCATTTTTATCTAGCAAATTCGGCTGGATATAACCCTCCCATATTCCCTCTTCAATACGAGCCGCTTCATCCATAACAACAAGATCTAACCCCTTACCGAGAAGCGAAGTCGGATTTTCGCTCGTTTTCATCCATAATTTAGCGCCGGTCGTATTATTTTCAATTATTTTATCATGTTTATTTATCCTAAACGGCCCTTGTTCACCGCCAAAATACATATCTATCCATTCTTCAATATAGTCCCAAACACGAGAAGCTAACTCATAATTAGGACCAAGAACCCAAACCATATGTCTTGGCATAAACATTTCCCTAAGAGCAAGATATGCGGCGAGCATGGTTTTCCCGAGCCTTTTCGCTGAAGCAACAACAGTAAATCTCCCCATCCCTTTCAAAATTTGTTTTTGAACATCGGTTGGGGTAAAATGTATTATTTCTTTTAGTGCTGCAAAATTAACCTCTTTTGGCATTAAACAGAATCCATAATGTCTAAACGGGTTTTTCTTTCATCAATCTTTTCATCCGGAAAATCTTCATCAGATTCTCTGTAAACAGGCTCAATCACCTCACGAATTTTAGTATCAGAAATAATCTTGTCCGTAAACATTGCTTGTGTTTTACCCATTAATTCTAATAATCTAGTCTTTTCACCAATAGTTGCATGATCGTGATTATATAACTTCAACATTTCCTTTTTTATAAAATCAGGATTAATATCATCAAACGTAAATGCAGCAACCAGTTCTGGTGCTTTAACTTTGATTCTTTTAAGAATTTGAGCAGCAACAGCAGAAATGCGAGCAGTTTCAATACGTTTATCGGGATACGGTTTATATCTATATACGGCCTTATAAGCTTCCGCTAAACTGCCGGTTTGGGATAACACCATTAAAAATTTCTTTTCATTAATAGTGACCTTTTTTTTATGTAGCTTATGACTCCATGGATTCCACGGAGGGGTCACTCCCTTTGTTGGTTTATACCCCTTCCACTTGTTCTCCTCGGGCTCCCAATATGCCCCACTGGGATGGGGGTTTTCTTTAGTAAATAGTTTCCTAGCATCCTCAATAGATAATAAGGACTGTTTTTTAGCAGATTCTTCCATATAAACATATTATAACATTACTTGTATAATATATCAACTTTTAGTAAGAACATAAAGAAGAATGACGAGTTTCCGTCTTTCTGAAAAGTGGATAAACCCCCATTGCAATTTTTTCATTTTTATGATAGACTTAGTATATGGAAAGAGATAGATTGGGTAGATTTATTATTGGTCGAAATATCCACAATATAGATTTAATGAAAATAACTTAATATTAATTTGTATAAAATGTCACAAAGAAATTCACAAATGGAGATTGGGCGGCTGGTTAATACCATAATTTGTGGGGATGTGCTTAGCACTCTCAAAACGCTTCCGGATGAGTCCGTAGACTGCGTAATCACATCGCCGCCCTATTATTAGGTTTAAGAAACTATTCCACAAAAGGAGTTATCTGGGACGGAGATCCGTCGTGCAAACATAACTTTTCAATAGAAGCTGGCGCCAGAAGAAGCAGATCTACTAGTGATATAAAAAACCCGGACACCATATCTAAAATACAGTCCGGTAATAAGGGAAGTAATCATGATCTTTTTAATACCGCATTTTGTTCTAAATGTAATGCATGGAGAGGAGAGTTAGGGTTAGAGCCAGATTTTGATCTGTATATAAAACATTTATGTGATATATTTGATGAAGTGAAAAGAGTTCTCAAAAAAGAAGGTAGTTGTTATGTGGTCATAGGAGATACATATCAGGCCGCTCCGGTAAGCGGCAAGCAGGGCGGATTTTCTGGAAAGGCTGCAAAAAATAATCCAGAGTATGCAAAGGCGCTATTGGTTAAAAAGCCCAAAAGTAGATTACCCAATAAATCACTTCTCCAAATACCGGCCAGGTTTTCTATAGAAATGCAAGAAAGAGGATGGGTTTTGAGAAATGATTTAATATGGTATAAAAGATCGTGTATGCCCTCTTCCGTGAAGGACCGCTTTACGGTTGATTATGAACACATCTATTTCTTCGTTAAAAATAAAAATTACTATTTTGAGCAACAATTTGAACCAATAAAAGAGATTACAAAAATAAGATTACAACACAATTTTAATTTAAATAAAGGAGACATACAATCCGCGGTTAAAACATCTGGAATCAAAAAATATCAAGAGAATTATTTATCTGGAAAAGTAAAGGGAAGAAACAAAAGGTGTGTCTGGGATATAGTTCCTAAAAGTACCAAGGGAATTCACTTCGCCACCTATCCTATGGAGTTGGTAGAGATCCCAATACTTGCAAGTTGTCCACAATTTATTTGTAAGAAATGTGGTAAACCAAGAAAAAATATCTACGAACATATAATTGTTCCAAAAGAATATAGAATACCAGTAGAGGGAGGACAAGGAACAAAACTAAAAGGAGGTAGTTTGATAGGATGGACTACGAATAAAAAGTTTTATAAAGATTTTGAACAAAATAAATATGCTGGATTATCTAGCTGCGGGTGTAATAGTGAGTGGGAAAACGGTATGGTATTAGATCCATTTATTGGTAGTGGTACCACGGCTGTAGTGGCAAAAAGATTGGGACGCAACTATATTGGTATAGAAATTAATCCAGAATATGTAGATACCGCAGAAAAAAGAATAGCCGGGTTGCCAATACCAAGGTTTAAGGGGTTAAAACAAGACAATTTGGGTAACTCGACACATAAAGAAAAAATAAGTAAACAGTTAAAATTATTATGATAAAATTTAAAATACATCCAGTGGTGGGGATAAAAGAATATTATAACATTATAATCTTTAAAGATAAATTATCAATGTGGAAATATTCTAGAAGAAGATTTAAAAACGTTCCGGGTAGCAGTTCTTTTGAAGCAGCTTGCCATTCATATACAGCATATAAAATAACAAAAAAGAAAAAGAAAAAGATGAACGAAATAGGTTCTCTTTTGTTTTATACAGGGAAAATATGCCCATCAATAGTTGTGCATGAACTAGCACATGCTACAAACTATTTTTTTAATAGACATAAAATTAAACTTAATTTCGGAGGAAAACCAGATTCAAAATGGAAAGAAGGAGAAGAGGTATATGCCTGGACATTAGGATATATGGTCGATCAGTTCTGGAAAAAATATAAAGGTAAAATAAATAAAAATATAAATTACTAAAATGGAAACAAAAGAATTAAAATATTGTGATTGGTGTCATGCTTTTAGAAAAGAAAAACATAATACTCATATAACAGAAGAATTATACAGCAAAATAAGAAAAATGTTAAAAGAAGAACTTAAAATTGAAGAATATGAGCAAATTTACCCATCTACACCTACACACTCATTATAGTCTTCTTGATGGGTTAATTAATCCATCAGATCTTATAGATTGCGTAAAAGAATTGGGGATGGATAGTGTTGCGATAACCGACCATGGAAACATGTATGGAGTTATTGAATTCTATAAAGCGGCAAAAGCCAGGGGTATAAAACCGATTATTGGATGCGAAGTATATTTCACAAAGGACATAATGGAAAGAAGCATAAAGGGGGGCAATCAGATATATCATCTAACCCTTTTAGCAATGAACACCGTAGGATACCAAAATCTTCTTAAAATAGTTAGTATCGCTAATCTTGGTGGATTTTATTATAAACCAAGAATAGATTTTAATGTTCTTAAAGAATACAATAAAGGATTAATAATTTTATCTGGATGTTTGGGAGGACAGTTATCTCAATTACTTCTTGAAGACAAAGTAAATGACGCGGAAAAATTGGCTCTTGAATATAAATCTGAATTTGGAGATAGATATTATATAGAAATTGAACGGCATCCCCGTAATGCGGATCAGAATAAAGTTACTCCAAAACTGATTTCTCTAGCAAAAGAACTAAATATACCGATGGTCGCCACCGCAGATTCCCATTATTTAAAAAAGGATGATGTAGAAACTCATGAAATTTTATTATCCGTAAACACTGGATCAAAAATAGATGACAAAAACAGATTTTCGTTCAGAGATAATGATGCCTTCTTACCTAGCCCAGAAGAAATGATTAAAAGATTTGAGGATGTCCCAGAGGCTATTTATAACACACAAATTATTGCGGATAGATGTAATATAGAAATAGAATTAAATAAATATAAACTACCGAAATTCGACATTCCAGAAGAATTCACTTACAACTCATATCTAGAATATTTATGTAAAAATAGTAAAAGATATAATACTAATTACTCAAAAAGATTAGAGTACGAATTAAATATCATAAAAAACACTGGATTTGCTTCTTACCTTTTAATTGTATGGGATATAGTTAGATGGGCCAAAGAAAACAGTATATCCATTGGCCCCGGAAGAGGATCGGCAGCCGGAAGTCTCATTTGTTATTATTTAGGAATAACAAATATAGATCCTTTAAAATATGGGTTATTGTTCGAAAGGTTTATGAACCCAGATAGAATATCAATGCCAGACATAGATATTGACTTTGATGATACTAAAAGAGATCTGGTTGTTAATTATGTATCTGAAAAATATGGACAAGGAAATGTTGCACAAATATCCACATTTGGCACAATGTTCGCCAGATCTGCTGTCAGGGATGCGGGGAGAGCAATGAAATATGATCTAAAAACTTGTGACAGAATTGCAAAAATGATTCCCTTTAACAATTCGTTAAAAGATGCCATAAAAAATACCAAGGAGTTAAAAGAGGAATATAAGGATCCAAAAATCAAAAAACTTATAGATGTTGCCGCAAAACTAGAAGGAGTAGTGAGAAACTCTGGCACTCATGCTTGTGGTATAGTTATATCAGACAAACCGATTACTGATTATATGCCAGTTCAATATTCTAAGGATAAAAACATTACTTCCCAATACGACATGCACGCAATCGAAGATCTTGGATTGTTAAAGATGGATTTTTTAGGCCTTCGCAATTTATCTGTAATTTCTGAATGTCAGAAACTTATAAAAGAACAACTAGGAGAAGATATCAATGTCAACAACATCCCATTAAACGACCCAAATACCCTAAATCTTCTACAACAAGCTAAAACAACTTGTGTATTCCAATTAGAATCTAGGGGAATGAAAAAATATCTTTTAGAGCTAAAACCCACAAATATAGAAGATATCGCAGTGTTAATTTCTTTATATAGACCAGGGCCTATAAATATTATACCTGAATACGTTGCCAGAAAACATAAAAAGAAAATTGTTACATATTTGCATCCAAATCTAGAAATAGCCCTAAAAGATACTTATGGAATTATGATCTATCAGGAGCAATTAATGACCGCAGCGAGATCTCTCGCGGGTATATCGTTGTCACAAGCGGATACACTAAGAAAAGCAATAGGTAAAAAAATACCAGAACTATTAAAACAACAGGAAATCATATTTAAGGATGGATGTAGAAAAAACAATGTTTCAAGTGGAGTGGCTAATCAATTTTGGAGACTGGTTGAACCCTTTGCTGGTTATGGGTTTAATAAATCTCATGCCGTGTCATATGCCACAATTTCATATCAAACCGCATATTTAAAAGCAAATTACCCAATTCAATTTATGGTGGCCGAAATGAACTCTGATGATAACACGGAAAGAATAGGAGAATTAATATCTGAATTGTCAGATATGGGTATAAAAATAAAACCACCAGATATTAATTTGAGCGGACCTAAGTTTACTAATAACAATAATAATATAACCTTTTCCCTTCATGCCATTAAGGGTATGGGTACAAAAGTGGTTGATTTGGTCTTTAAAGAAAGAAAAAATGGCCCTTTTAGGTCATTAGAGAACTTCATTTTAAGAATGCAGAACAAAACTGCAAATAAGAAAACTATAGATCTGTTAGCAAGATCTGGTGCCTTTGATAGTTTGAACAAAAATAGGAGTCAAATTTCCGAAGCAGCGGGATTAATATCTGAATATATTAAATTTGAACATAAAGACCTATTACCACAACTAATTTTACCGGAATCAAATATTACCAAAAGACAAATAAAATCATGGGAAAAGGAATTGTTAGGGCTTTATATTTCGTGAAGTTGGGCGGTTTTTGTCGGGAAGCCGCCAAACCGTTAATTGATGAGGTTGTTGCCATCCTGCCATTGGCCCCGCTCTGTCCTGTCGGTGCAATAGCAGACGAATATCAGCTTGAAGAAGCTCTGCGTCCACTGGACTTCTTTTCCGCAATGGGCGCAGTTTCCTTCAACCAGAATGTATCCGTCCGCCGAGAAGGAAACGGCCAGAATCGCTATTTCCTTCCCGCACTTGGGGCAGGAAACGGGGAATTTGTGCCACTTCGCTTCGGGTTTCATTGCTTCCTCCCGATGGCGCAGGGGTCGCAAACGTCTCCGCCGGCAATCAGACAGCCGCACCGCTTGCACTTGGCGAGTTGCCAGTCAAAGTAAAGTTTGTTGCACTTACTGCACTGCAACAGCTTCTGACCGGTTATCTTGCCAAGCACTACCAGTTTGCCCACCCCGCAAGCGGGGCAAACGTTCTTCGGGCTGTTCATGACCCACCTCCAAAAGAACTGTTCATAGTATAACACAGTTGAAAATCGGATTCAATAAAAAAGGGGGCGGATTTCTTTGATCCCCCTTCTTATTCAACCATTACCAATATCTTCTTTGGAACTTTAACCTCTTTCTTTTCGAAAGATATCTTTAAAACTCCATCTTTATAGGTTGCCACTGAAGATCCTTCATCTATTTTGGCTGGAAGTATAACAGTTCTAATAAAGCTTCCTGTTCTTACTTCGTGCCGGAAATAATTCTTTCTCACTTCTTCAGTCTCTTTCTTATCTACACCTTCCACTCTTAACACTCCATCGGAAACAGATACATTTAGTTTATTAATGTCCAGGTTAGGAACATGTAATTCAGCTACTAAATGAGTATCTGTCTGATACACATCAATTGGCGGCTGTTTTGCGGTAAGAAAACTACCAAAGTTAAAGAATTCATCAAAAGGATCCCAGTTAATTAAATCTCTTAACATATATTCACCTCCTTTATGTATATAATAACATAGTTATCTACAGATTTCAAATAAACCTCTCCGGTGAAAGTAGGGTTGTGCAAGTTTTTTGTTCGGAAGAGTATTTTTATTATTTTGTCCTTCCTTAACCGAAACGGGGACTTCCTTGTACAACACCAGCCCCATCCCGTCAAGCCATTTTAGATCTAAACTTATCCACAAGTTATCCACTTGCATCGTTTTTCGTTTTGTGATAAGATTATATTGTGGCAGAAGTGTTATCCACATCTTGACAGAATAGGATGATGTGTTGGTGTCTGGATGTTTAACCTGTGGATAACTCGTGCGGAAAGCTAGGTTTTATTGAGTGATCAAAACACATCTTCGGTTTGTATTCAAGTGGGGTTTTATGCTATAGTATAGGTAGGTACTTTAATAAATGTTTGGCGGTGAACATTCCGATAATGTCATTCATTCGTTTTGAAAACGAGTTCGCATCCCATTTTCAGAAAAGAGAGAGAGTGATGAAAGTCAGGAGTCAGTTGGTTCGGGAAATCATTGATGCCGTGGCAGGTGGAGTATTGACGAAAGGCAATCCCATCTGTTTTAGTCAAGTAAAGTTTGCTAGTTACTACGATGACGGCGAGGATCACACCCGCACCATAAACAACGGGCCCAAGTATATTATCTCAACGCCAGCTATGAGGAAGCGTGGTTATGACTTAAAGGTTGATACAGGAGTCTGCGATGAGAAACTGGCGGGTTTGTTAAGCAAACAGGAAGGACTTAAAGTTTCAGCCGGAGATGTCTGTTATGTAGTCAGTTTGAAGTAGCTTTTTCGGATGATTAAGTTATACCGCAAAACTTGATCATCTCATAAAGGTTATTCTATACACAACTTGGTCGGGTTGTGGATTGTGAGATGGTTTTAGGCATCTTACTATGAGAATACAACTGGTCATTGAAAAATACAGCCCCGGTCTGTACAGAGCTATCGGAGAAGACGAATCTGGTTTACCGATAATCGTAACCGGAAGATCTCATTTTGATTGTATAAGGAAAGCACTGGAAGAAGTTGAAGAAAATAAAGAAGAAGTTGCCGAATGTTAAAGAAGAATTACCCAGTTTTTAACTGGGTTT